ACAATCACAGAAATAAATAGTTCAACATTCATAACTGATTTTATTAGTTATCTTAGAAATAAATTTGACGATAATATTACAGACCCATTAAATAGAAGTTCTCCAGAAAGATTTGTTATGACATCTTTTCCCCAAAGACCTGTGCGTTATCCAATAATTACAGTTACTGATACTGGTTCGCGACAAGAAGGCAAATTAGGAATGGGAAGTCAAGGCACAATACTTCGTTTGGGTGTTGAGATTAGAGTGTGGGGAAGAAATGTTAAAGAGAGAGATACGATTTTTTCTGAAGTTTATGATTATTTACGAACAAATCAAATAACTGGAGATGATTTTGCTGATGCTAAGTTACATGATTTTAATATGGGAAGTGTAGTTAATGTTTCTGAAAAAGATGTTAAATTAAAAGTAATGGAGTGTACTTATTTATTTTTGTGCATATGATATTTAAAAATTATGAAAAGGAGGTTAAAAAATGAGCAAATATTTAAGTGACCAAAATGCTTTAGCATTTCAGTATGAATCTGGAACTTATGCTAATGAAAGTGGAACTAGACAATGGATTGGTCTTGTTCAAGAGCACACACCTGATGAAAATACAAATGTAATACCTATAAGATATCAAGGTTCAACAGATAGAAATGTTGATATGTTTGAAGATGGAAATTTGGATTTTACAGGAACTTTTAATTATTTTCCACAGGATTGGAAAATGTTAGGAATGGCAATGGGTAGTGTTAGCGAAACAGCAAGTGCAGGAAGTCATGTATTTACAGAAACAAATACTGATGATGGAAATTATGCAATTCCAGGACAATCTTTGAGTAGTATGACTCTGGAAGATAGTAAAGACCTTGGAACAGCAGGAAGCAATTTTATTAGAACATATAGAGGATGTATGATAGATACCTTTACTGCGACATGGACACAAGGAGAGCCAGTAAATTGTGAAGTAGGATATATTGCACAATCAGATACATTTACATCTGGAACTGTGACATCAGTAACACCAACTACAACTGCTCCGTATATGTATAGCAAAGCATTACTACAAATTCCATCAGGAACAAATATAGATAATGCAACTGAATTTTCATTTGCAATAAAAAATAATATGAGTCCAGGACATTATCTTACAGGAAGTAGGAATGCAAAAGAAATGTTACCAATAAATAGAGATTATGAATTGACTGCAACTGTTACAATGGATTCATCAAATGCACGAACATTTTATGATAGCTATTTTATTGCAGGAAGCACATTTAATGGGATGATACAATCGATTGGAACAGCAGGAAGTTTATTCGTGGTAATGAGTGGATGTAAAGTTACAGATATGGAAACACCATCACCATTAGAAGGAATTCATGAGCAATCGATTACTATTGTACCACAACATGCGACTGCTACGGTCTTAGATGCAACTGTAAACTATAATGGTTGGTAAGTAACAAAATTTTTTTATTTTATTCTTTATTTTTTAAGAATGTTTCGGGGGAAAGTTAAATGACAAGGAGGTTAATAAATGAAAAAAGAAACACAGGAAATTGAAGGGAAGAGTTATACAGTCACAGAGCTGAAATACAAAGATGTAGCTGAGCTTGCAGATTTATCAAAAGTAGAATCAGCAAAAAAATTAATGCAGTTATCTACAGGTATTACAGATGAAGAATATGATGAATTGGGAATGCATGATGGAATTGAACTAATGAAATCTGTAAATAAACTTAATGGATTAGATGAAAAGGATTTTCAAAAGCCAGTTCAAGCATAAAAAATGAACTGGCCATTTGCGATTACTTTAAATGGAGTTTGAGTGATATTTATAAATTAACAGTATCTGAATACAGAGCTACTGTTAAATATATGAAAAAAATAAATCAAGATAATAAAAAAACTATAAATAAAGCAAAAGCAAAAAGAAAAAGATAAATAAAATGGGAATAGGAAATAGCATTATGGGAGGATTAGCAGGAGGAGCAACCATTGCGATAGTCATTAAAGCAATTGATAGTTTTAGTGGAATATATGCAAAAGCAAATAAAGGAATGTTAGCAATGGGAGGAGCAATAACTGCTATTGGTATTGCAGGAGCTGGAGCTATAATTGGAGTTACAAAAATGGCTGGAGAGTTTGAACAGACAACAATTGCATTTAACACAATGTTAGGTAGTGCTGAAAAAGCTGATAAGTTATTAAAAGAACTTGCAGATTTTGCTGCAAAAACACCTTTTACAATTCCAGGAATTGAACAGAATGCAAAAATGCTTTTAGCAATGAGTATAGAAGAAGATAAACTTCTTGATACTTTAAAGTCTTTGGGAGATGTTTCTGCAGGATTAAATGTTCCATTAAGTAGATTGGCATTAAATTTTGGACAAGTTAGAGTTCAAGGGAAATTAACTGGAAGAGAATTAAGAGATTTTGCTGTTGCAAGTGTTCCATTAATAGCAGAGTTAGCAAAAAATTTAAACAAAAGTGAAGCTGAAATTAAAGATATGGTTTCTGCAGGAGATATAGGGTTTGCAGAAGTAGAAGATGCATTCAAAACAATGACAGGAGAAGGTGGAAAGTTTTTTGATTTAATGGATGCTCAAAGTAAAACTCTCCTTGGCCAAATAAGTAATATTCAAGATAGTTTTATTAAAATTGCAAGAGTTATGGGAGAAGTGTTTTTACCAGCAGCAAAAGTAGTTGCAGAAAAAATTGCAGTTATAGTTGGATGGATGGAAGAGCATCCTAAATTAACCTTATTTGCAACAGCCGTATTAGGAATTGGAACCGCACTTGCTTTAATTGTTGGTCCAATATTGCTTATAACTGCATTGTTTACTCCATTAATAGTAGCAATAAGTACTGGAACAATAGCACTTGGAGGATTAGCTGCTTCTGTATGGGCTGTTTTATGGCCAGTACTTGTAGTTATAGCAGTGATTGCAGTAATTATAATAGCAATTATATATTGGAAAGAAATTTTAGTTGATATGTTTAAAACAATGGAATTTGGTGCAGCATTATGGACGATGGCATGGTTTGCTATACAAAATGTTGTAATTACAGTTTGGAATGCTATAATATCAGCAGTAGAAAGTGGTGCAAATACAATAGTTGATATGATAAATTGGTTAATTAGACAAGCCATGTCAATTCCTGGAGCAGGATTATTATTTCCAGGATTAAAAGAAATTGAGCGGTTAGATTTAAGTAGTGCTAAAGGAGAAATTACTGATTTAAGTGCTAAATGGACTGAATTAATGGCTGCAGCAGGAAAAAGGTCACAAGTATTAGAAGCATCTCTTGGAATTGGTGATGACGATTTTGATTTAACATCTACTTTAGAGAAAAATTTACAAAAAGCCAAAGATTTGCAAGAAGATATAACAGAAGAAGCGAAAAAACAAGAAGAGATTGCAAAAAATATATCTAAAGAACAAAAAAAAATAGAAGACTTTAGATATAATAAATATAGCGGAGACGTTTGGGATATTAAAAACTTTAGACGAAGTGAATTTGAAACCCAAAGTGCTTTCGAAGTTGCTAAAGCTGGTGGTGGAATAACAATAAATATAGAAAGTATTAGTGGATTAGACCCAGACGAAATATCACAAGAGCTACAAAATAAATTAGATAACATGATATTAACATAATGGTAATATATAGTCAAGTTCAAATTAATGGCTCTGAAGTTCCTGGAGTATTAACTTCTGATGTTTCAAAATCTACTTCCCAAAACGATGCTTCTTCAACTTTTGGTGTTTCTTTAAATAATTATAGTGGCAAATATGCTTCAAGTTATAATATTGGCGATGATGTAAAAATATTATCTGATACAAATCCATTAGTAGGATTATCAGCTCCTGTAATTCATTACAAAATGAATGATGATGAAGGAGATACAGTAGTAATAGATTCTGTAGGGAATAATAATGGTGTATTTGTAGGTGGAAATACTGAAGACAAAACAGGCGTAGGAAAAATAAATGAGGCATTAGAATTTGATGGAAGTGATTATATTACCACAACAACAGAGGCTACATCATCTGGCTCTATTTTTCTTTGGTTTAAATCTACAGATGCTTCGACAGACGGTATGCTTATTGGAAGACAAGATGGGGATAGCAATAGATGTTATCTAAGTCAAAAGGGTGGATTATTAACTGGCGGAATAGGTGACCACACGTGGGGTACAATAAAAGGTTCAACAACACTTCAAAATGATACGTGGTATCATGGAGGGATTACTTGGGATGATACAACTGTGAAACTTTATTTAAACGGAGTCGAAGAATATTCTGAAAACCAAGTAGGAGATATTGCAACTGGAACAATGTATGTTGGAGCATTACACACCTCTACAACTTATGGAGAGCATGTTGGTTCTATTGATGATGTAAGAGTATTTAATACAGTTTTAACAACTAATCAAATAGATGCAATTTATAATACTGGAACAGGAACTGAAACAAAATTTAATTTATTAGAAGATTATGTAATTTTTAATGGTGTTTTAGAAAATATTAAAATGCAAGGAAAAGGAAATAAAGAAACATTAACATTAACTGGAAAGGATTATACAACTCGTCTTATTGATAGAACTGTGGAACCAGAAGTATATAATAATCTTCCTGCTGGAAGTATTGTTAAAGACATCATTAATAAATATACTGATGAAATTACTACTAACAATGTTCAAAATTCAACAACTATAATTGAAAGAATTAGGTTTAATCAACTTCCGGTTTTTGATGCTATACGACAACTTGCTGAACAATCCAAGTATGTCTTTTATGTAGATAATGATAAAGATTTACACTTTGAACCAAAATCTGAAACATCTTCTAATTTAACTTTTGACAATACAAATGTAATTAGTGCTAACTTTAAAGAAGCGAGAAAATCAGTTTATAACGAAATTTGGATATATGGAGATAGATATTTGGATGCTTTTAATGAAAGTTTTACTGGCACAGGAAGTACAAGTGAATATACTCTTGTTTATAATCCTCACAATACAGATATTACTGTAGATGGAACTAATCAAAAAGGTGCAATTGAAAATATGATGACTACTAATACAGTTAGTGGGGTTGATTATACTGTTAATTTTGATGATAAAAATATTATATTTCAATCTGGAACTGAAATTGGATATAATGGTATTCCAGGAAGTAATGTTCCTATTGTTATTGATTATAAAAGAGAATTACCAGTTGTAAAAGTTGGAAAAGACAATGATAGTATTGCAAAATATGGAAAAAGAGTAAAAGTAATTCAAGATAAAAATATTAAAGACCCAGTAACTGCACAAGAAATTTTAGCAAGTGAATTATCAGAACTTTCAACTCCCAAAAAAGAAGGAAATCTTAAAATTAAAGGAGTGATAAGTGTGACTCCATCAAATACCTGTGTGGTGAATATTCCTTTTCATAATGTAAATAATAAAACCTATGATATTATTGAAGCTAAATATAAATTTAATCCCACAACTCAACGAACTGAAGATGTTTTGACATTAAAAGTAAATAAAAAATTACCAGATTCAACCGATACAATGAAACAAATACTTTTGGATATTAAAAAAATTCAAGGTGCTGATATTTCTGATAGTGATATTTTACCAAGATTTGAATTTACAACTGGAAGTTTTGGAATTAGACATAACGGACTTAATGTTCAGGAAAGAAGTGTTACTGGAAGTGCTGGTATTTATAATAGTCCTGCATTTGGGGTTTATGGAACTTCTAAATATTCAAGTGGAACAAATGCTTTTACAGCTTGGTCAATAAGTTGGTCAGGAGGATATATTTAAAATGAAAGGAGGAAGAAAATGGTAGTTACAAATACAGCACGTAATAAAGTAGCATTATTTTTGGGTGGAAGTTCAACGGCTTATCCAGAATATTTTGTAATTGGAAGTGGAAGTGGAGCATCAGTTGTAACAGATACAAGTTTGGTATATGCAGTAGATGGACAAGCTTTTACAAGCACATCTTTTCCATCATCTCAAACAACAAAATTTCAAGGAGATTGGAATAGTGTTGAGATGTCAGGAATACAATTAAGACAATTTGGAATTAAAGTTGATTCTGGAGTAACTGGAAGTGTTTGGAGCGCAACATCTTTACCAGCTTTGACATTTGATGGAACTAATGAATTACGAATTGAAGAGAATTGGGAGGTATATTGAATTATATAATTTAATTCTATGTATTTAAAAATTTGTAATTCTTAATAATATAAATGGCAATAAATTCTGGACAAGATATTGATGCAGACGAATTGATGAATGCAATGGGTTCTAACTTTAATGATACTGCACAAATGATTTTTAATGCTGATTATATTGGATTTGATTCAAGACTTTATAATTCTACAACCCCTAATTTAAAAAATGTT